GACAGCAGTTCCAACAGAAAAACTTTCAGTTATCGGAAATGTTTCTGCATCAGCTTACTACGGAAATGGTAGTAACTTAACAAACATATCAGCAACCTCAGCTGTAACAGCTTCTCATGCTACTACTGCTCTATACTCAGGGCTACAGGGTACAGTCCCAACTTGGAATCAAAACACTTCAGGAACTGCAGCAAAAATTAAAGCAGGAGGAAATGGTCCATCTACAGAAAACTTAAATACAATTGCAGATAGTGTAAGCGTTGGGCAGCTTGAATATAGAGGATTTAATTCCTCTACATCTAACGCACCATCAGTATCAGATAACGCAAATGGAGTAATATCTGTAGGACAGCACAGTAGTAACTATAGTGCACAACTTGCATTTTCCTCTAACGGTAATATGTACTGGAGAGATAACCCAAATGGCGTACACGGTTCTTGGAGAAAAATGTGGGACGATGGTAATGATGGAGCTACTTCTGGATTAGCAGCACAAACAGCTGCAACAGCTACAACTGCATCTCATGCAACTACTGCTTTAGGGTCTGGAGTAAGTGGAACTGTAGGTTCTGCAACAAGTGCTTCTCATGCAGTACAAGCAGATACAGCAGGAAGTGCTACAACAGCAACAAGTGCTTCTCATGCAGTACAAGCAGATACAGCAGATACAGCAGGAAGTGCAGGATCTGTAACAAACGGTGTATACACAACAGGTAATCAATCAATTGCAGGACAAAAGACTTTTACTAGTGATATGGTTATCAAAAATGGCGACCCAACTATAGGGTTTGCAGATACCGACGCAGATAAAGATGATTTCTATATTCACGTTAATTCCAATAACTTTTATGTATTAGCAGATAGAGATGATAGTGGACTAAATAACGGAATATCCGGTTGGGACGGAAATCATCCTCTTCAATTAGAAGCAGACAACAATGTAAGTTACACTTTCGGTAACCGAATAATGACTGCCAATCTTACTAGCTCAATGGCAGTAGGTTCTGCTACAACAGCAGGAAGTGCTACAACAGCAACAAGTGCTTCTCATGCAGTACAATCAAATAATGCATCAACGTTAAGTACCTATAGTGCAACAGAAGGTGCAGTTGCTAACAGTATTGTAAAAAGAGATGGTTCAGCTTCTATAAAAGCTCATGGATTATCGTTGATGAGAGCAGATGATGCAGGAACCGGAATCAGCTGGTATAATGAATCATATTTCAACTGGCAAGACTATATGGCAGCAGCAGGAACAACAAGCTGTGGACCTAACGAAAACTTAACCGCTCCTTTAGGACTAGTAGGAGTTTCATCTTGGGCATTACGTTCACGAATGGAAGGAGTAGCTTCTTACGGCTGGAACTGGGAAACTGGAGCAAGCGGTGCTGGTGGTGCTACAGCAACTTCTAAAATGTCATTAAACGCTACTACTGGTAACTTAGGGATAGTTGGTACTTTTCTAGCTGGTAGTTACATATCTACAAATTCATCTAACAACCGAAGTAAGTTTAGATTATGGAATAATAGTTCTGCTTTTGGAATTGGAATGAGCAGCGGTTTTACTTATGGGCACTTAGGAGGAGCAGGAAACGAATACGCTATGACATTCCAGATGGATTCAGACTCTGATCGAGGATTCTGGTTTGGAACAGATGCAGATGGTTCAGATGATGGAGCAATGGCTTTGACAATTGAAGGAAGAATGAATATAGCTAAATCACTTTCTGTAGGAGAAGGTAGAGATGCTATAACATCCCCAAGCACTACACCTTTATATGTATATGGATCAGGATCTACAGTCTTAGACATACAAGGTTCTCAAGGTCAGTTATTCTCTATAACAGATGATTTAACAGGAGACTTATTAAACATATCAGATATATCAGGTATTCCAATCTTAAGTGTAAATGCAAGTGGAACATCTTCATTTGATGGAGCAGTAGATATTGATGGTAATACTAACGTAACAGGATCTGTAACAGCATTAGCATTTGTAGGACCTTTAACAGGAAACGTAACAGGAAACGTAACAGGAAACGTAACAGGAAACTTAACAGGAACAGCAACCACAGCAACTACTGCTTCTAATGCAATGTTGTTAGACGGTATTGATTCAACATCTTTCTTAAGAAGTGATGCCGCTGATGTAGCAACACAATTGACTGTTAATACGTTAATAATAGGATCTTCAGCAAAAATTCAATTTCAAAATAATGATTTTATTAGATATGATGATGCTGCTAATCGTTTCCATTTTGACGTAGACGGAGGTACAAATAACGCATCAGTACAAGCAGCTACATTTGTGGGGGCTTTAAGTGGTAACGCCACAACAGCAACAAAAGCTACTAACCTTTACGGTCTTGGATACATACAGTCTACTTCTTCAGGAACTTCTTACACCAATAATTATCAAGTAAGAGAAAACAATGGAGCAGGAAGTAACACAGCAATAGCTGGTGCACCTACATTAGGTTTTCACTGGTCAGGAGTAGTAGCTTCTAGTATAATGATGGAAGCAAGTGGTAGGATAAGTATTAGAAATAACCCTGGAACAGGTTATGAAGACTTAATAGCAGATAATATAACCGGAGCATCATATACAGGTGGAGCAATATCTGGTACCACTGGAACTTTTAGTAGCAACATATCACACACCGGTCTAACAATGACCGACGGTACTGATATTGACCAAATAAAGTCATACACTAAATCATTAACACTCACATCATCTTGGCAAGATACCGGAGTAAACGGAGCAGAACTAGCAACAGGTACCTATACAATACAGGTAGCTGTAAACAATAGTGGAGCAAATGGATTACAATACAATGAAATGTATTCTGGAACAATGAGCTGGTACGGGAGTAGTACCAATAGTACGGATCACGACGAAATAGTATTACACGCTGCAGGACACGCACGAAACGCTAAATCTATATTCCTAAGAACATTAAGAACAGTATCATCAGATGCAAATAATCTAAAATTACAGATTCGTGATAATAGAAACGCAACGCAAACAGCATCAAACTATATATTTAAATTTAGAAGACTAATATAATATGAAACTATCAAACAACATAGACCTTTGGCAGGCAAAATTACAATTAACAAACACATACGGTTCCGCTGTTGTAGACCTTTATTACGGTAATTTAATGTTAGATGGAGGATCAGGAACAAATAACTATTACATAGGTATACCATCAAATACAAGCGCTCAGACTTTATATGTAGGAGGTCCTATAAATGCAGATGGAGATGTAACAGCATTCTACTCTTCAGACAGGAGATTAAAAGAGAATATTAAACCTATTGAAAACTCTTTAGATAAAATTAAAAAGTTAAATGGTGTTACCTTTGATTGGATAAAATTAACTGAAGAAGAAAAAGGAGATAAGCATCAATACAACGAAGGATCTGATCTAGGTGTAATTGCACAAGAAGTAGAAGAAGTACTTCCAGAATTAGTTAAAACTAGAAAATCAGGGTACAAAGCAGTAGACTATCAAAAATTTACAGCTGTACTTATAGAAGCAGTTAAAGATCAACAAACACAAATTGACGAATTGAAAGATTTAGTTTCTAAGTTACAAAAAAATGCATAATGGGAATAAACAGAGGACCAATCTACAACAGCGCAGCTGAAATTGAAGGACCATCCGGGTTTTATAAAATTCAAACTACTCATGGTCCTGTAATTGTATACGTTGACCAAGACTATGATGGAGGAGGATGGATAATGGTATTAGCCAATAGGAGATATACTTCCGGTATGAATAACCTTAAGTACCTAGATGCTGTAAATAGTGTTAACTATAGAACAGACGGAACAGATGATGCTACCAACACTTTAGTAACAGGTCAAAGACAAATAAAAAATTTAGGTTTATCTAATGTCAACGCCTGGGTAGGACTTAGATACTGGTTAGAACTAGCAGGTAGAAAAACAGCTAATACTATGAGTATGACTCAAATTGCTGCTGGATCCTCCGTCACATTAAACGCAACAAGCTCACATACCTTTAGATCTTTTTGGTCAGCAACAGGTTTTACTTCTCAATATGGTTTTAGTGGTGCAGGAAATATATCAAACCAAGTAGGAGGTACTACACCAGGATTGTATTCTCATGCTACCGGCGGAAACCCGCTAACTACCTTTGATAAAGATCAGGATTCTAACGGCGGAAACTGTTCAACATACTATAATAACAATCCTTGGTGGTACACATCTTGTTGGACAGGAAACATGTTTGCCGGTGGCGGACACTTTGATGCTCCTTACTGGGTCAGCTCAGGATCGAGTAACCACTACGGATATGGAGCACTTTATATAAAATAAAAAATCATGGCTACACAATTAAAAGAAATGAAACTAATACTTAGTATAGACAATAACGTTTGTACTCGTAGAGTTGAGGATTTACATGGTAACACCATATGGCATAGCGGTGACGAGTACTATGATGATACAATGCCAATTGATTTTTTAGATAACTACGAAACTCAAATGAAAGCTTTAGATTTTTGGAATATAGTTGAAGTAGAAAAAAATATTACCTAATGGGAACATCAACAGGAGCTAACATAACAAGAGAAGGATTAATCTTTGCCCTTGATCCATATTCTAATATAAGAGGATTTGGAGATAAAGTGAAACTATCTGACTCTGGAGACAGACAAATTAGGGATCTTATAAGTGGAACTGAACATGCTATAGATACAATGGCTACTACTACCGGGGGTAATCCATTTACTATGATCGGAATAACCTACCCAGAAAGCAGTTACTCTCCTATTAATAGACAGGGTATAACCGCAGGCTATAACGATACTACTAGCGGAAAGTTGTATAGTAACTCTAGAGATATGGGATACTACGTTTACTTAGAAGATTCAGAAACTTGGTTGGCTAGTTCATACTTTAATGGAGAAAGAACCTCCGGACACTGTTACGATACCTATGACGGACAACCCGACCAACATTTAAAATTTCAACAAGACTTTACAGCTATTAATATAGAATACCCTGATGCTCTTCACGTTATAATAGGATCTCATGCAGCAGAAAATAACGATAACGATTCAACAACATTAGCAATACTACAGTCTATTGGTTTACCTAGTAGTCATATTGGAGTAGCAAGACCGGAATACGTACTTTTAGGCAAAATTGGAAAACCTCACACACATCATTATATTAGAGAGAATATAAGTACAGCATATGCTAAAATGAATATACATCTTCCGATAGAAGGTAAATCAGGAGCATTTATATATGACGGTACAGATGATTACTTTACTATAGCCGGATCAAGTAATACTGCATTTGGACAAAATGGTAGTATAGAAATGGTACTTAAACCAACTAATTCTACTGGAAACGATAGACTTTGGAGCGTTGTTAATAATACTACTTCAATTGATGCATATTTAAATGGATCTACATATAATGTGTATATGCACGGAGGAGGAGTAGGTACAACCACTCCCTTAATACAGAATCAATATAACCACATAGTAGCTACATATACCAACGGTACGTTACAGATATACATAAACGGTGAAGCAGGAACAATGACCGGGACCACTACAGGGTACAATATAACTAATTCAGGTACACTGTACATTGGGTCTTTGAATAACGGAGGATATAACCTCTACGGTAACATATCTTTATTTAAGATTTATAACAGAGGAATAACGAGCACAGAAGTAAAAAGAAACTATATCGCATATAAAAACAGAACATAATGTACTCAGGACCACATATAAGTAAAAGCGGACTAATCTTCGCATACGATACAGGAGAATTTGCTGATACAAATCCAAATTTCCATAAATTTAGACCACATCACAGAAAAGGTCAAAAACATGGACGCGGTCTTTCCAGATTCTTTAGAGGAAAACCAAGTATAAATTATGTAGCTCACAACAACGCAGTAGCACAAGATAGCTACACACCGTATTCAGCAACTAGTTCTGGGAATTGGAATGCTAATCACCCTGGTGCAATAAGAGCTTATAATGCTCAAGGAGGAGATATCACAGGTTACTATAACGGAGGAGTTGGTAATGCAGCCAATACTCACCACGCTCATTGGGTATTAGATCCAATATTAAAAAAACCTGTTGTTAACTATAATGCTGTAGACGGTCAATGGAAAGCTAAGTCTTACGGTATGGGAATGGCTGCTTGGTCTTCGTATGGTTTATCACATGGAGATAAATACGTTATATCCTGGCTACAGTGGACCAATCACTTATCCTGTCATGCAGATGCAGGAGTGTATAGTAAAAATACAGCTGGAAGTCGTAACTTTTGGGATGGAAGAAGTGGAAATGCTGTAACAGCTAAAAACACAGTAGTTGGGAAATGGCAAAGAGTTTATAAAGTATTTACTATAAGTACAAATAAAGATTTAAATAACAGTTACGGTAGTATATACATGTACGGACAAGGGCATAACTCAGCAGGTCGACAATTTAGAGTAGCTGATGTGCAGTTAGAAATAGATACAGATGCTCCTTCAGCTTTCATGGATCATACATCAACAGGAAGTACATCAAGTAGAAATAGTACTTCTGTACTAATGGATATGACTAAAAACCATACTATCGATACGGCTAATGTTTCATTTAACTCTAATGGTCATATAAATTTCGACGGAACAGATGATTACATATCTCTAGCAGCTAATCCTCAATATGCTCAAACAGCAGCAAGCTGGGAGTTTGTAGTAAAATTTGATGTTACTCACGATGATGATACTTCTACTTATAGACAGTTATATATACAAGAAAGTTCGGTATGGATTGCTCAATATTACGATAAAATAGGTATTGATATAGCTAAAGATAATGGTTCTTGGTTTGACGGTAATGGTGGAAGGACAACATCTTCACAAACTGGAGTAGTTGATGCTAATAAATGGTATCACGTTACATTTACCTTTAATAACGGAGTAATAAAGGGCTACTTAAATGGAGCTCTACAATTTACAACAACCGTATCTGGAATGACTGGTGGGATTAAAAATGGTTCAAATACAAGAAATATAGGCCGTAGAAGCGGTAACTACCTTGATGGCTCTTTACCAATAGTAAGACTATACAACTCAGAATTATCCGCAGACCAGGTAAAAACTAATTTTAAAGGGTATAAAAATAGATTTGGTTTTTAGAATATTTTTTCTTATATTTATATAAAATAGCAAACAATGGCAATAACACTAGACGGAACACTTAGTACATTAGCAGGAGCAACAACAAGCTCTTACATAAGAATAGAGTATATTAAATATATGCCGTATGCCGGGTTAGTTGAATACAACCCTATGTTGTTTAAGAATGAGACTGAAGCAGATATTTCACGTATTAGGTACTTCGGAGATGATCTACCAACTTCAATGTTACCAATTCCCCATACAAGTATGAGTTTTGAATCCGGGAGTTTTAGTTCTGATTTTGAATTAAACGATATTATGGTTCTACCCTTATCTGGTGCTTTACAAAATGTATCAGTAGACCATTACGGAATAGCACTGCAATCAGCATCAATCGAAGTAACAGATTTTGACGACGACGGTAATGAAATAGTTACTCAAGAAATAATGAAATGGCAAGAGTTTAGTGTAATTAGTCAATCAATAGAAGAAAGACATCCATTAGATCTCTCCAGATCAGGGAGTATATTATCTCAATGCTATGAGCATCTTAAAAACTCTATAGCAGAACAAATCCCTTCAGGTAGTATATTAGAAATATAGATAAAGGTATGCAGGTAAAATGGGTATATGAAAATGTTACCGGTTACGATTCATTCTACAGTAAATTAAACATCACACTTTTAATTGCTTCTGTATGTCTATGGAAGAAGTATCACCCTAAACATATTACAAATTTATATGTAGATAACACTACATACGACAAATTGATATTACTGGATATACTGTACTTATGGGATAACGTAGAGATATTAAAATATGCAGACAGAATTAACAGGGTAATATTATGGGCTGGGTGCAAACCTAAAGTTATATCCCAAACTAAAACACCAATGTTAATAGTTGATCACGATTTCTTAATTTTTAAAAATATAGATGAACATTTAAAAGATGAAGTAATTTACAGTTACGATGAAGATATGAGTCAATGGTATATTAACTCAGACGATGAATATAATAAACAATTGACTAATCCAATCGAATTTGTTCAAGACAAAGCAGCTAATGTAAGTTTTCTTTACCTGCCTGATGTTAATTTTGCAATAGAATATGGACAACAAACAGTAGGTAGACTAACAGAATTCACAGCATTATTAGGGGATAACCTAAACACAGGTTACCTTAGTGCATGTGAACAATATGAACTTAAAGAAATGTTGATTAAAAGTAAAATTAAACATAAAACTTTAAACCAGAATATTTACTCTTGTAATAATTTAAAATTTAAAGAAGAAAAAAATAACATAGGAATTTGGGATTTAAAAGAAAGTTTCTTATCTTATAAACATTACGGAGTAGATAAGAGAAATATATTTGACAATAAAAAAGGATATAAGTACGTAGAAAGTATTTCATACCTATATAGATGTATTAAAGCATCTAAGTTAATGAGCATAGAGTACTTAGAAGATAAATTTAATAAACATATTAAAAATAGATGAACAACTTAGGAGTAGACGTAATTTACATATTAAATAGAACTCAAGATATAGAACGAAAAGAGTCATTACTAAAAGAATTAGAATTTATACCGGGACTAAACTTTAAAATTATTAAAGCAGTAACCGGAGATGTCCTTCCATCAATCGCTGATATGATTCAAAGTAAGACACTATTCCCTGTATTTACAGATCCAGTAGGACTCTTAACAAAAAATATTATAGCTACTGCTTTAACTCATCAAAAAGCATATAACACTTTTTTATCCTCTGACTATGAATCGTGTTTAATATTAGAGGATGATGCCCGTTTTACTAAAAAGTTTTACAAGTATATGTACAATAAGGAACTTTTAAGTATTACTGAAGATATAAAAAAATCAGACTACGATATAGTCTACTGGGGACGTTCAAACTATGCTGATGATAAAGAAATAGCACATACCGGTAAATACTCAGAATTCCTTAACCATACTGAACTGAATATTGACTATTACGGAGCACACGCTTACCAGGTAAGTAGGAAAGGAGCTAAAAAGATAATGGATCAAGCACTTCCTATTAAATTTCCTGCAGACGTACTCTTAGAGAGTCTTGATTTAAAGGTGTATTCACCTACGTATTCAATGATTATACAGAATTCAGGTCCAGTCACACAGGCAGTAACACATAGTTTAATGGATACTATGCGAGCAATAGGTAACGATGGAGAATCATTAAGGAGCAGTACTAAAGAAGACTTTGATTATAATTATAGTAAACGTGAAAAAGGTAGGTACACTAAGCAGGTTAAAGAATGTAGAGTATACGTAGATATACCTGTAGATAAAATTACATTCGGTAATAGAAAACTCCCAAACGGTAAGATAGTGGAAAATTGGGCTTCTATACACTTAATTAAAGAGTAGACTATTTATACTATATAAACATTATATTATGGCAGTTACATACACATGGTTCATAAATGAAGTCAAGGTATTCCCAACAGGGTCAGACACACAAGTCCCTATTAACACCTGTAATGATGTAATTCATGAAATTACCTATACACTACAAGGTGTAGATAACCGTAATGATATACAGTATAGAGATTCACATACAGATATGTTACACATGTCAACAGATGACCTCTCTTCTTTTACTTCATTTGATGACTTAAATCAAGAAACCGTTATAGAATGGGTTAAAACAGAACTGACAGGACTAACCTCTACAGAAAACCAGAATTTAGTTGAATCACTAAAGAGCAGAATATCAGCTAGTATAGAATCTAATATGAATCCAACATCAGTTGTAAAGTATTTACAGTAATAGTTGTTTCGTAAGATATTTATACTTATATTAATAATATAATAATCGATTAATTTAAATTTACAATTATGGCAAATCAAAAGTTAGCTCAAGAAGAGCTTGACAAGTTACAGGAACTACAGCAGAAGAACGCTGCATTGGTTCAAGAATTAGGTTCTATCTCATTAGGTGAGATTCAACTAACAGAGAGAAAGACTTCAGCAGAAGCATTTCTTGGAGAACTTAGACAATCCGAAACCGATATGGTGAAGGAATTAGAAGAGAAATATGGAGTTGGATCTATTGACCTTAAAGAAGGAGAATTCATTCCTGCACCAGAAGCACCAGTAGAAACTGATGAAGCGCCTGTAGCTGTAGAAGAAGTTTAGTAAAAGATTTTTTACATACTTTAAAGGAAGGAGGGTTTTACATCCTCCTTTCCTATTTATATGGGAGAAGTAAAACTATAATTTCGATTCTGTTTTACATTCCTGAATGATATTTATAATAAACTTAAAATAAAATAGATCAACATGGCAGAATCAATCATCTCACCAGGTGCTTTTGCGAGAGAAAATGATATTTCGTTTATCCAACCATCTCCGGTTGAAGCTGGAGCTGCAATCGTCGGACCAACTGTTAAAGGGCCGGTGGAAGAACCAACTATAGTTACTACATATAATGAGTACGTTAGAAAGTTTGGAGAAACATTTACATCAGGTTCTACTAAACAAGAATATTTAACTTCTATTGGAGTTAAAAACTACTTCCAACAAGGAGGCGGTTCAGTATTAGTAACCAGAGTAGTAACAGGATCATTTACTCCAGCAGTATCAACGCACGTTTCATCATCAGCTAACGGAAGTGTACAACCTTTTGTAATTAAATCCTTAGGCAAAGGAGAAATATTTAATGCTTCAACAGGTGTAGCCGTTGCAGGGGTAGAAATCGCAGGAAGCGGTGGAGTACTTGTATCAGGATCTGCTGATAACATCAGATGGGAAATCCAAAATGTAGATAATAAAAAAGGTACCTTTACACTTCTAGTAAGAAGAGGTGACGATAGTCATAATAATAAAGTAGTATTAGAAACATTTAATAATATCTCTTTAGACCCAGATTCTTCTAACTACATTGAAAACGCAATTGGTACTCAATATAAGTCAAAAGCAACAGACGGATCTAAAACATATGTTAAGTCATTTGGAGATTATGTAAATAAATCAAATTTCATTTACGTATCAGCAGTAGGTTCACAAACAACTGGGTATCTATCAAACGATGGAGTATCAGTAGCAAATGATCTAGCAGGGAATTCTTATTCAGGATCTTTACCAAAAGTAGAATCTGGATCTTTCCACAGTGCTACAGGAGCAAATGCACCAGCATTAGCTAACTACTTTACAGCTATATCAAATACAAACTCACAAGGTTTAACATCAGGTAATTATACTGATGCAATATCAATCTTAAATAATAAAGACGAATACATCTTTAATATACTTTCTACACCAGGTCTTATTTACAAAAATGCAGACCAAGCAGGTACATTAAATAGCGTTATTACCCTAGCAGAATCTAGAGGTGACTGTATCGCCGTAGTAGACTTAGAAGTATACGGAGCGACAGTAAGTAACATTACGTCAACAGCTACATCACTTAACAGTTCGTACGCTTCTTCATACTGGCCTTGGGTACAAGTAGTATCAGCTACAGGAAGAAACGTATTCGTTCCAGCTTCATGTGTTATACCAGGAGTATATGCATTTACAGATAATAGTTCAGCACCTTGGTTCGCACCAGCAGGATTAGTAAGAGGTGGAATTGTAGGAGTTGTTCAAGCAGAACAAAAATTAACAAGAGGTCAACGAGACTTATTGTATGATGGAAAAGTCAATCCAATCGCTACTTTCCCTGGACAAGGAATCGCAGTATTTGGACAAAAGACTTTACAGACTAAAGCTTCTGCTTTAGATAGAGTAAATGTAAGAAGACTATTAATTGAGCTTAAGAAATTCTTAGGAGATCAAGCTAGAACTTTAGTATTCGAACAAAATACTGTAGCAACTAGAAATAGATTCTTATCAGTAGTTAATCCTTACTTAGAATCAGTGGTACAGAGACAAGGTCTTTATACTTACAGAGTAGTAATGGATGACACAAACAACACCGCAGATGTCGTAGACAGAAACCAACTAATAGGTCAAATCTTTATTCAGCCAGCTAAAACTGCAGAATTTATAGTACTAGACTTTACAGTTGAACCTACTGGAGCAACATTTAATGGATAAATTTTAATTAACAATATTTATAATAAAGTAAATACAACATGGCAGTATTAGATCCAAACGAAATAATGTTCAAGGCCTTTGAACCAAAGGTACAGAATAGATTTGTTATGCTTATCGACGGCATTCCTTCCTTCATGGTAAAGAATGTAAAGGCTCCTACCTTTACGGATAACGTAATAAAATTAGACCACATCAATTCATATAGAAAAATTAGAGGTAAAAGAGAGTGGGACGATATGACCATGACTTTATACGATCCAATAACACCTTCCGGAGCACAAGCAGTAATGGAATGGGCAAGACAGGGTTACGAATCAGTAACAGGTAGAGCAGGTTATTCAGATTTCTATAAGAAAGATTTAACATTAAACATATTAGGACCAGTTGGAGACATTGTAGGAGAATGGATCGTTAAAGGTGCTATATTAACAAACGGAGATTTCGGTCAATATGACTGGACATCAGACGAAGCTGTTGAAATCAGTATTACAGTAGCAATGGATTACTGCGTATTGAATTACTAATACACACCTACTTCAATTATATTAAATTAACCCGGATCTTTTCCGGGTTTTTTGTTGTCTATAAAGTATTTTATTCGTATATTTATATATAGAATAAGTTATAATAAAATAAAATTTATGGATCACAAATTTAAATTACCAACAGAACAGGTAGAACTCCCTTCAAAAGGCTTACTCTACCCGGAAGATTCCCCACTAGCAACAGGTACTATCGAAATGAAGTACATGACCGCAAAAGAAGAGGATATCCTAACCAATCAAAATTACATTGAAAACGGAACAGTAATAGATAAGCTATTAAAGTCTCTGATTGTAACAGAAGGAGTTGATTACGATAGTATATTAATAGGGGATAAGAATGCTATTATGATGGCAGCAAGAGTATTATCGTACGGAAAAGATTATGAAATTAAAGTTCTTGGAGAAGTACAAACTGTAGATTTGAGTGCATTAGAGAACAAAGAGGTTGATTACTCCCTATTTAAAAAAGGAGAAAATGACTTTACATTTAAGTTACCCCATACTGATAATACAGTAACAATAAAGATACTAACTCACAAAGACGAAGAGTTAATAGACAGGGAAATAAAAGGAAATAAAAAGATAAACAAAAACTCTTCTACTATTACAACCTCTAGGTTAAAATACATTATAACATCAATTAATGATAGTAGAGATAAAAAAGATATTAGAGAATTTGTTGATAATTACTGTTTAGCAAAAGATGCAAGAGCAATAAGAGAATTTTACTCTAGCATATCACCAGATGTTGATATGGTATACTATAAAGAAGGTAGAGAGGAGGCTGCAGATATCCCTATTGGGATCGGGTTTTTTTGGCCTGACGCAGCAGTATAGAGAATTATTATTTTCACAAATACACGACATAGTATTTCATGGGAAAGGTGGCTACGACTGGCATACTGTTTACTGTATGCCGATATGGTTACGCAAGTTCACTTTCGGTAAATTAAAAGTTTACTACGAAGAACAAAAAGAAGCAAATCAAAGAGCATCAAAACCACCTGAACCTACTAATAGGGTTAAAAAACCTACTTTTATAACTAAGGCTTCTAAATAGTAGAGGCCTTAACTATTTATAGTATATAACTACATTACAGAACGATATGGCCGAAGAAGTAAACCAAGATGAATTATTTTCAGCACAGCAACTAAATAATGCTGAGTCGATAGGTCGAAGTATGACTGAAATCGTTGATGCTACTAAGCGTATCAATGTAGAAATGAGGACGGCTAATGAAACCGGAATCAGGTACAGTGCTATATATAATAAAATAAATGCAAGTGTAGATAAAGTAGCAGCGATACAGGAAAAAGCTACTAGATCATCAAAAGCAACCGCAGAAGCAACAGGCGAACAGGTAAAACAGTTAAATGTTGTAAAACAGCTAAATCAAAAAATTAATACCCTTGCAGATAGAGCAGCTAGGTTACAAGGCGATGCTAAAAAAGCTACCTTAAAACAAGCTCAGAATTTAGCTGCAGCAAGAGATAATGCACAAGGTTTAGCTGATAATTACGGTCAAATAGCACAAGATGCCGCTAAGTTAGATGCACGAACTTCCTTCTTCGATGCTTTTGGAGATTTAGCTGAAAATTCTAAAGTCTTTAAACAGTTTGCTAGTCCCTTTAGGGATGCAGCAAAAGCAGCTAGAGAGACTGTAATAGCTAATACCAAGACTACTAAAAAAATGAGCGTTTTAAAAGCAGGCGCTAAAGGCTTTGCTAAATCAGCAGCATCTTCAGCAATGAACTTTATGAAATCAGGAGGATACATAGGATTAATTGCAAAAGGAATTACCGGTGTAGTAAAGTTGATGTTAGCGGTAGATAAGAGCACTGCTGAAACTGCAGCAGCATTTGGCGAAACTAAAGAACAAGCAGCTTTAACGAATTTTCATTTAAATAAAGCTGATGATGGAGCTAAATTATTTACCAGTAGGTTAGGTAAAGGAACTGAATTAGCAAGAGGCATGGCAGATGCTACGGGTATACTGTCTAAGAATGGAGAAGTATTTAATTCCAATTTAGATACTATAAATCATAGATTTGGGGTAAGTATAGCAAATACTCAAGAATTAGCAAAAGGTTTGCTAGCTACAGGCCAAAATACTAAAGACTTTGCTGCCGAAGTTTTAGGAGCAGCAGAGGGATTGGAAATGCAATTAGGCATTAACATACAAAATAAAACAATTATGCAGGATGTAGCAGGAGCCTCTGCTAGATTTAGAATGAATTCAGGAGGATCTGCAAAAGCAATGGCTACAGCAGCAGTTTCTGCTAGGAAAATGGGTATGTCCCTTTCCCAAGTTCAAACTACAGCAGATGGATTGTTAGATTTTGAAACATCTATAGCAGCTGAAATGGATGCACAACTACTTACAGGTAAAGAATTAAACCTTGATAAAGCAAGACAGTATGCGGCACAACAAGATTTAGCAGGACTCGCACAAGAAATTTCAAAACAAGAAGCAGTTCAAGAAGCATTTGCTACTAATAACTACTTCGCCCAACAATCAATCGCTAAGGCGCTAAGCATGTCTGTAGAAGAGTTAGCTCAAATGAACATAAATCAAAAAGCATTAGAGAAAGCAGGATTCAGTTCAGCAGATGCTAGAGAAGAAGAGTATCAGACGCTATTAAAAACTATGACTCAAAAAGAAGCTCTGGAAAAAATAGGGATGAAGGAGTTTACAACAATGAAAAAGAATATATCTTTTCAAGAGAAGATGAATAACCTGTTAGAGAACGTGAAAACTATATTCATGAAATCGATAGAACCAGCAGTTTCTAAGGTCTTTACTCTTCTCTCAGCGAACCCTGGATTCATTGAAGATGCAGTTAAGAAAATGCAATTATTTGCGGAAAGTTTAGCAGGTCCAGAAGGTACCCTTACTAATATGCTTGATTCTTTTAAATCAACAGGTATGGTAATTAAGGGGTTAGGTCAAATACTTAATGCTGCTTTGATACAACCACTAAAAGCTGCCTATCATGTAGTAATGGCTATAGTAGAAGGAGTGAAAGCAGCTATGTATGCTCAAACATTTCAATTCAGTAAAGCTAAAGAAGCAGCCGCAGCTGCCTTTGATCACGGAGCTTTAGCAGTTACAAACACTTTAGATATCGGAACAGGAATCATAGCTGGAGTTGCTACAATGGCAGGAGAAGAAAATATGAACGCTACTGGAATATCAGATGCTTATGAAAGTACCGGTGGCGCTAGTGGTCAATTAGATGTAAAGGATTTTACTATTAAACCTCTAGGGGAAGATACTATAACAATGGCTGGTGGTACGAAACTAGGAGGAAACGTAGAGGTACTGTTAGAAAAACTCATTTCTATAGTAGGTCAAGGCGGACACGTTTACCTAGATGGAAGTAAAGTCGGAGAAACATTAGTACTGAATTCTAAACTTAGCAATTAATAACTATTTATATTAAAACCAAATACTATGTCACTATTATCAAAAGTAAAAGAATCTGCTTTAAGCCTTAAAGGTCAAACACCTACTCAAAGAGCTGGAGCATTGAAAACATCAAGCCTACATTACAACTCATCTATAACTGATAATCCAGATATCCTGGCTCAACAGTCTCGATTGAGTTTAAAAGGCAAAAAACCTGCCAATAACTATATCGATAACCTTCCAGAAAAAGGAGTTAACGCTAGAGCAATAGACGGTACAGGTACTAACTCTTCTAACAGAGGGTAATAAAACATTTATAAAATATGCCGTTAATAGATATACAGACGAATTTAAAGTCGTTAACTTACGGAGATTTTGGTTCTAGTGATCCTTTAGTCACTAAAGATATCAACAATCCTCCTAACCTTAAAGGTATAGCCTTGGAAGGTGCAAAAAGAGTAGACGATCTTCAAAGAATTTCTAAACTATTAACAAGTACTCCTGCAGCCTTGAAATTTGCCGCTAACCAAGCAATGTTAAATGTAGTAGAGCAAAACATTCTATCAGCAAACAGAGAAAAGACTGGAGCCGGTAAAGTTTTGAGAGGTTTAGGCGGAACAGCAAAGATGTTAGCATCGACTCTTGCACAAGTACCTGTAAGTGGAACAGGACTTCACTTTGTTGAAGGATTTTCTGGTAAACTAGGGTACCTTAAAGGTGTACGGGGTCATATTGAATATAAAAACAATAGAAGACAAGACGGTCAGATAACTACACAAGGTGTTA